ACTCCGAATCGCAATACTGATGCGATTGGGCAGTCTTGGATGGGTCCTCATCGACTTGAGACTGTTGCCCATTTGTTCTGGGATGTGAACGGTGTTCCACGTGCTTCCAACTTTGGCGACTATTATATTCTAGGAAAAGATGGAATCATACATTATGTGATTCCCGAGTCAGTTAGGAGATATAAATTGCCTAACACGGATTTGATTGATGATTATGCTTCTTTTGAGGTCGATGGACCCTATATGAAGGAACTTCAGTCTCAAGTCCGTTATTCCCTATCGGTTCCCCGAGTGGGAAGTGGTTATGTGATGGTTGTTTCCCACCCTGTTCGTGGGGTGTTGTCTTTGCCATTGGAATTCTCTAAAGCTGATAAACGTATGTTATTCAGCTACTCGGTTGATACTTTGCCGGGTTATTCAGGTGCTCCTATATTAGAGAAATCAAGTGGTAAGGTGGTTGCTAGACATAAGGGTGCAGTTTCCAATTCCAAGTTTAATTGTGGAATTGGTCATAATTCTGTAATCATATCTATGTGTGGTACTGTCTCTTCTCAAGTGGCGACTTTGTTGCCAAAAAACTAATTGATGGGGTCTTCACCATTAAACAAAGTCAAGGAGATTTTCATTATTTGGAGTATGGTTACACGAATGGTATACAGGGTAATGCAACAATGTTTCCCAATCTCGAGTTAATTCGCGAGGTTGAGAGTAAGGGTTACACTATTCCTGATAACTATTATTGTGTTCAATTCGAGAGGGAAATGTTGGATAACGATTTTGCAAAATTTCGTGTTCCATATCCCTATTATCCGAACCGCCAGAAAATGAAGTTGGTAGAGGATGCGATGCAACGAATCCTTTTACCATATATGTTCTCTGAGGCTTTGTCTTTTGATGAAGCAACGTCTTTGATGGATCTTTCATCATCGCCTGGTTGGCCACTTAATCAGAAATATCAAACTAAGCGTGAGGCTCTTAATATGGAGTATGATCTAATAAAACAGATTGTGCTACATGTTGTTGAGACTGGTGAGATAGATTATGTTTGGTGTGGTCGTCGCTACAGGTGTTGTTATTGGTTGACTAGTCCAAAAGAGGAAATTCGTTCCCTCGAAAAGTTGGCTAATGATGACAAGAAGAAGAATAAGATCCGTACTTTCATGTGTGGTGATATCATCTCTTATGTTGTCGCTTTAATGCTTTACGCTAAGCAAAACGATAACCTGTTGGCTATGGCTTCAACAGACCACTGGAGTGCCGTTGGCTGCTCGCAGTGGTATGGGGGTTGGGATGTTTTGACGAGAATCCTTCTCCGTATGGGGGTAAATCGTTTTAGATGTCTTGATGCAAAACACATGGAAGCCAGTTTTTGTGATGCAATACAGGAAATTGTTTATAAATGTCGAAATGGGGGTGTCCACGGTATGCAATTAGCTAAACGGTGGTACCTTTCGAACATAGTTTATTCTATGCTCATTGATGTTCATGGCAATTTGGTTATGAAAACTGGGAAGAACCCGTCAGGTGGTTTTAATACTTTGACAGACAATGGTTTGGCAATGATGAGTGTGTTTTTGTATGATCTTTCTTTTTCTTGCAGTACAGTGGGTGAGCTTGTCGAGGCTTACCGATTATTGTCTGTTAAGATTATGGGTGATGATTCGATTTTTGTTGATGATACTAGATTCCTTGATATCATTGAAC